CGCATTTCCACCCCTTGCTATTTGATACCAGCCATTCTCGCTTATTGTTGCCGATGCCGTATCTGAACTGTACGTTGCATTCAACGCGGTTCCGTTCAAATTGCCGGAAAAACCCTTGCTTGAGGTCACGGAATCAACTCTCAATGTTCCGCCAATACGTGGAGAATGCAGCGTGTCTCCTTCTCTTTTGGCCTTAATGTTCATGGTATCACACACTTTTGAAGCCCAATACAAAACACTATCGTTATTTGCCTTCCATTTTACTACGGTCGCCGTATCTCCGGTCAGCTTGATCGTCCATTTGTAGGTGAAGGGGCTTAACGAATATGAATTTACCGCCAAGACCATAATCATAAAAACTATTATTTTTTTCATGCGTCCCTGTCCTATGTTAAATTGTGAATTACCTGCGTATTTAACGGCAATTGTAGTTTGTAAAGAAAAAAATCAGGATCATCTTCGACCTGAGAAATTTCAATAGTTACACTATTTCCTCGGCATGCAAAAGCTATTGAACGCGCAATGTTGACCGGATACTGCGGGGCCATTATAAAAGGAAGCGCAAGCCCCTCTCCGCTTGCCTCACTCGGTAATATTGCTTCTTGTGGGGTTATACCGGATATGGTAAAAGGGAAATGGGCATTGTTACTATCAAAAAGAATGATATTCCCGTTAATTTTTCCGCTGGACGTTGCGAGGGCGTATACTGGTCCGTACACAGTTATTGCATTCAACAAATCAATATGGGTTTTGAATAAAACGTAAAGCTGCTTTATAAACTTGGCTGTTTGGTATGCACTGGTTCTATCATAACATTTTACATCGGAAGCGCCGCTTTCCCGAACTATCTGCGAACCGGCCGAACGCGACTGTAATCCAACCCAAGAATCCCCTATAATCGCCTGCCAATTAAAAAACGTTTTCCCAACATTCCCACGTTTTTTTCGAGTAGCTGGAATCAAAATAAAAATCCAAATTAAAGATCCGTTGGTCATTGCAGCCAACAGATCCATAATCAAGATTATTATAGCTGAATCGGTATTCGGTGCGCTTTCCGGGGCGTCGATGAATTATAGCGCTTGGAATTTCGCGGGAAATTGAAGCCATTATTTTATCAACATCGGGTTTGATAGAAAAACTTATATCCGCACTGAAAGTATCTCCATCAAAAAATCTGAATCCGTCATTCGTAAGACCGAATGGTATTCCGTTTGGAAACACCACGTTGCTTTTTCCTTCGGGAGTTCTGCATTCCAAAAACCAGAATTGGCGCTGTACATGTTTTAAAACGCTCGACATGTCGCCGGAGGTAGCAACTACTAGCCCGTTTCCGATATGGTTGAAATAGAGGTCTGTACCAACCGAAAATATCGAATTTATGGATTTTGAAAAAGTCCTGAAATTCTCTGACGAAAATCTTTCCAGATCGAACGGATTTACGTCGGTTTTAAGTGACCAATAGACATTTTTACCGTTTATTTCCCATACAAAAAGTTTGTCATCGAATGTATAAATTCCGCTTGGAACAACGGGCAATATCTGATTCGTTGCCGACACAGTAGACATATAAACAGTGCCTATACGTGCCGCAGTTGAAGAAATCGTTATTGTCGCCGTGGCGTTTGTTACTTCGCCGTAAAAAACCTGAACCGTACCGCCGGCTTCAGACATGAACACCACTTTATGTGTCACCTGAGGATCTGTGCTGTTTGGAATGGTGTATGTTATCGACTGGTTTCCGGTTGTTAAAGTTTTGTCACCAACAGACTGCGGCAAACTGTATAAATATCGCCCGTAGGCATCTTTACGGGCATACGCAACGTAGCAGCTATAAACACCAACGGCAAGCGATCCCCCGGCAACAACCGCAGCCGTAGCTCCTACAGGTGCATCAATTTGAACCTTATAAACGTTCAACGTATCTTCAACTTTTACAAAGGATGTTCCGTTAACAATCCAAAGCTTGCCAACCAGATTCACCGCATAGCAAATTCCCGTACCGGCAATGGTTCCGATCTGTGTTGCAACTCCGGCGCTATATGAGTATATTTTTCCATCAGAAACTACAATCAAAAGTTCGGTTCCATCGTCTTTTTTGTATGTGAACATTCCTTGACAGGGCTTCGCAAACAACACATTGTCAGTTACTCCGGAATATCCAGGCGCCCTTGAAATTCCTATAGCCTCATGCAGGGCGTTCAGCGTGTCGCTCACCTGATTATCAGATATTGCATGCCGGGGATATGCAGAATTTTTACCTCCGGAAGCGTCACTGAAATCAATTTTATAAAGGGTAGGCACATAGGCGTTTTTAACTGGCATTAATACGTCCCTCCGGAAAAGAACGTAGACGGATAGAACGGCGTTGGCCGGTTGAGTCTCGGCTTCTGTCCGTTCAAACTCATGCCCTGTATAAAAACAGGATTTCCAAAGCGGTCTTTTATGGCAAGATCAAGGGCAACGTTGTTATTATAAGCGTACCCCTCAAACATTTTAAGCTCTTCAACCAACCGTAAATTGATCCAATTGGGGTCTTGGTGAGCAATTTGCCCGTAATAATCCTGTAATATTTTCTTTACCATAACCAACATTATATTGATTGGAAAGAAAGAAAACTTTCCGGCGTCGCTGTCGGCCTGTGTAGCCGATGGAAGAGACTTTGAATATACCACATACGGATTTTGAGGAATAAAAACAGTCGGAGGGAACGCAAATTTAAGCGTTCGGACACCAGTTACAGCGTCTTGGGTCGCTTCTTCAGTGTAACACGTCGCCACGTCATTTGAATTGAGTGTATAAAAATACATAGGCTTTCCGATATTGGCAGGATCGGTATAAACCATAATGACGCAACCATAATCAGCCGGCAGCGTCACCTTTCTTTCGGAATCAAGAGGAAGCTGCACGGTTACACGAAGGTCACGCCATGGCTTATACATGCAAAGCGCATCCTGGGCTTGATTATAAACTATCAAACCCAAATTGGAAGGCGTGGTGTCGCGTGACGTATTGTATAACGATTGCGCGTTGATCGCTTCCAAGATATCCGAAATTTTATCCTGCCAGATCATTTTTTACCCTATTTCTTGAAACCTAATTTTTTCTCAAGCTCTTCGATTCTGGCGTCCTTTTTCGCCACGTCATCTTCAAGCTTGGATTTCTCTTTTGCAATCCTGAACGCTTCCGGGTTACGATTTTTAAAGTAACCATCCTCGGTATATAACTGATACCGGGGATTAAGCAGGTCTTTATTCAGTTGATCGACAATAGGTTGAAAATTGTCTCCAAGAACACGTTGCGACGCAATAAAAAACGAATATGCCGTAGATGGGTCAGGCTTCCCGTCCGTGCCTTTTTGAGCGTATACCTTCGTAAAATGATATTCTTTGAACGTCGGTAATTTTTGATTTCCATGAGCGTCGGTATGATATTCCTGTTTTCCATCCGCGTCAAGAACCGGCATCATGAAATGAAAGTCCGGAATTTTTGAAATGAACTTTATTGCCCCCTCTTCGGGGCGTTTGTCGTTTTGGGCAAGCTTGTCAGCATTAGCCGCGATATTCTTTGCCATGATTTCCTCTTTTCTGAGTATTTTAAATTATGAAAGGGGGATTTTAACCCCCTTTGCGTGTTTGACTTTTTTTGTGCTTAGTGCTTAGTATCCGGAGCCTCTATTGCATAATTCTGCAAAAGAATTTTAACCGGCTTCAAAAAAACTGCCGTTGCGCTATTTGCAAGACATTTCATTTTGAAAATTATGCTTGCCCCTACCAACGAGTCTATTTTTACCACAGTGCCGGAACTTCCGGCGCCTGATTTTATAGAGTCAAAGGCAACAAACTTCGACACACCGGTATCGGATACATTGGAACCTGATAATATCTGATATTCTACAGACACCGTACAGGCCGCAGTAAACGTGCCTTTCGGAACAAGACAGCGCATGAACTTGAATTGTGGCACTGTACCATCTGATGCCAACGCGAACGGGCCATAATAATTAGAATATGTAGCCCCAATGGAGTCATCTCCCTTGTAATTTGCGGAATCCAGTTTATATATTGTTAAGTTACAAGGCTTGACCCAGGGGGCGTATCCGCCAATATATGAATTTGCCGCTGTTCCGGCCAAACTCACCCCTACCGCAAAAAGCACCGACAGTATAGCCAATCCGACAATAAACTTTTTCATAAGAACCTTTCCTGAAATTGTGGAGCGGATATTTCACCGCTCCGGTTTGTTTAACGAAACACTATGCAGCCAGTAAGTTGCTGACCCACTTCACGTTTGCGCCATTTGAATATGACCGAAGGCCTACAACTCCCTCGATTATGTCCGTTTTTCCCATTGTACTTGGCAATTGCGCATTTTCGCGGACTGTCAAGTCGAGTCCCTCCATGAACAGATATTCAAGATCACTATTCTGGAAGAAAATCGCGTCATTTTGAAAGCCTCCAACATCAAAGAGATCATGAACAAGAGGCTCAACCTCAAGCTGACCACCCATGATATAGGACTTGATCTTCTTGCCGAATCTCTGGTCGCTGTCTGCGTTCGAGCCCATTGTCAGGTATGAATTCGCCGCCCATTGATTCATTACCGCCGCAATCTTTCTGCCGCAAAGCATATACACGGTTTCGTCCGTGCTCAGCGTTTTCGGCATGATCGGATACAGAACAGTATTGAATGTTTCCCAATTGAATCCGGAATTCATATTGAATGCTGAACCCGCCCACGAAAGCAAACCCTTCATGGAATACAACGGATATGCCGTTGTTCCGATAGTAACCGTTGTCGTTCCGGAGGTCGCTTGCTTTGAGAAGCAGACTGAGCTTTCTAATTTACGAAGCGCCTGCATGGTCTTATCGGTCATATACCTTTCAAACATTCCCTCGTTTGTATACTGAGGAGTGTTTTTGACGGTATCCGCAATTGAAATACCTTCGCGGAAAATCTGAAGGTAGGTTTTCACCTGCGTAAGTTCGTTTGTTATGTTCGCGTACCGGCTGGTTCCTTCCTCAAACGTCGATGCAAGCATGGCAATGTAATCATCCGCATTGCAAGACCATGTTCCGCCGGTTACAGGCGTTACCGTCAGAGTGGTTCCGTCCGTCAGAGCATTCACTATTGCCACTTCAGCAGTTCGGGTATTGATAACTATGTCGTCTACCTGAAACCCTGTAGTATCGGCAATCAGCGCGGTTGTTCCGCTTCCGCCCGTACACAGATACATAATATCTATCGGTGTGTAAATAAAATGTTCGGGGTCCATCCTCTTGACTGCCTTTTTGGGCAACATGCCCTTTCCTGAATACGCCGGTTTTCCGAAACTGTCCAAGTTTGAACCTTTGACCAAGGCAAGAAGTTTCGTCAGATTGGCGTAGAGTCTGCGGATTCGTTCCGCAACGTCTCGTTTGTGCTGACTGGTAGCGGTTATGACGCTACTGGTTACCATACCTGTGTTATTAGCCATAAAAAGAACCTTTCCTTATCACCCTACCGCGCCATTGCGCCCGTAATTGTTCTTAGCAACTGTGGAACGCCTGCCTCGTTATCTACATTCTGAGGAGCCGAATAGCTGGCGGGTCTTGTTTTAATTGTTTTTTGTATCCTTTGCTGATCCTTCAAAGCAGCCTCTTTCCCTTTAGAAAAAAGCATGTTTTTTGCTGCATTCAATTGTTTACCCAAATAGTAATTATGGGCAATATCAAACAGAGCCTTTGCCTTTGGAAGATCCGCTGTTATTTTCCTGAAAATATCCGAATATTGTTTAGTGCGCTCCTTCTCGTTTTCAAACGTTTTTCCCTCAGAAGCTATAGAAACAAGCAGATCTACAACCTGAGCAGCCGGGCCGCGAACGAATTGATCCTTTTCATCCTTATAGCCATTAATCAGGGAATAAAACTGATCAATTCCGCCATTCGGATAATATTTCTGAGACAATGTCGTCACATTTTTTTCAGCGATACTTTGTTGCTCTTTCTGGTCTGCAAGTGACAATCTTTCGTTAACAGGACCACTCACACTGTCCTGCATAGCTTTACGATATGCTTTTTTGTATTCGCCCTCGACAAGATCGACGGATTTTTGAAGCCTATCTCCAAAAATCTCATCCACTGCCTGCGGATTAGCCCCCTGTGCAATCAAGGCTTCCCGTATTTCCCGTAAGGGATTTACGACAAGGCCTATCAAGACCTGGTGATCCTTTTCAACCTGCTCAACAGGATCAATTTTTTGTTCCGTATTAGATTGTTGCTGTGATTGCTGTTTTGCAACAGCTACTTTCGGAACAAGATCGTTTCTATACTGATAATCACTTCCGTTTTTAGCAAGTTCGCGCAATTTTTCGTCGCTTAATTCCGATTCTTCACCACGCACATAAAAGTCAAAGCTTTTAGACATTGGCTTCTGTGGTTGTGGTTTTACTGGCAGTGTTTTCGGCTTTGCCGTGTTTTTCTTGGCGTCGATTTCCTTTTGATGAGCGAAATACTCATCCTCAGACCTATACGGTTCGCCGGTCTTGGGATTAACCAAAACCACGCCGTCCTTGGTTACTACAGCCCCGGAACTCGGAGAATACCAAGGACTATCGTCCCCGGCCATCCGATCCTGAAGCTCACTGAAAGAATTATTTTCGCCTGTACTGCCACTATTATCTACAGTGGCCGTCGCAGTTCCACCATCAGCCGGGGAATCGGGCGCCGCATCTAAATCTTGTTCCATGTTTTTCTCCTTTGGAGTGTATTTATTTGATGTTTAACCTAACTTATAACCCAAGACTTTTCTTAAGAAATCCCCCCCGACCTCCGGAAGGAGGAGGCGCTGGCGGCTCTTCGGGATTCGGCTCTTCCTTTTCGCCTTCCGGCGTTTCTTCTTTTGCCGCCGCAACTTTCAGTTCCGCCAAATCACTTTCGAGCTTGGCGATTATTTCCTGAATAGAGCCTGTTGGCTCCTGCCCTTCCATCGGGGGTTCTTCGTCGGGATTCTCGTTATTGGGATTTGTTCCTTCAGGCAATGCGTTCATTTGATACACCTTTCGTTAATTTTTTTTTATCAACATTCCAATTTTTCACCATTTTATACGTTGTCGACGTCCATCCGTCGGCTTTTTTGATTTCGTATTGTTTGTACCCTTCAGCCATTCCGCAGTCAACCTGTATGCTGAGCTTAGCATTTGGTACTTTTTCACTTGTAAGTTCAACAAGCCCGTAGTTCAACTTGTTCTGCATGTCTTTTATACTTTCGACGCCGATCTTGCAGCCGATCTTTTCCAAAAAATCAATAACCGGCTTATTTATATCTGCCGGCAGCATGTATCTTGGATTCTTTTTAGCCGCCTCTTTTTGCTCAATAAAATTATAGGCCATTTTGAGGTACTCCTAATTGTTTTGAGGCTTTGGCTGCATCCTGAAACAACATACCAATCAAAGCAAGCTTACCGCGATAATATTCCGGGGAATCTTTACCCAAAATTTCAAATTCGTCCACTACCGACCGCCTTAATTGAACCAGATAAAACAGGTAAAGCGGGTCGGTTGTCAGTGCCGCAATTTTCGTATGGTATGCTTTCATATCTTCCGGAGTCGGAACTCCGACACACACAAAGGAGCTGGCAAAGTTGGGAACTGCTTTATTCAAATCTTCGAGTTGTTTTTTATACATCCCGCACAGCTCTTCAAGTTCCTTTTCTCGCTTCGTTTTAAACCAGATCATGCCATACCCCCCTGAATAATAGATGCCTGAGGTTTTGCTTCTGGCTGCTTTTGAGATACCGGCTTAGTGCCAGCGCCCGCAGGAGCTCCAACAGGAGCCCCCGGTTGTCCCGGAGCCGCAGGAGGCGTATTTAAAGCATTTTTCGCCTTCTTTTTAATCGTTTCCATCATTTGCTTGTCGATATAATCGCCGATATTCTCCCGTTTAAGGGAATTCCGTACCCAATCTTCGATGTAAGCGTCTATATTGACAGCATTAAATTCTTCGATTTTGGTTGCTCTGAAATTTATCAGTTGAGACAACCTGTTTTGTGAATCTATCGCCTCTCGGATATAGTTGAAAACGTTCGAGACTTTGCAACTGAACTGGATGTTCCCCAAAATAGTATCTTTATTTCCAGTAACAATATTCCGCATCAAAACAAGGTGCTGCTTGGCTATATCTTTCAACCCTACAACCAAGTCATCTACCATAGACGACATTTTCATTTCGCCTATACTTGCCATCATTTGGGCGCCGCCCAACGTTTTGTTGGTAGGTCCACCTTCCGCTTGCGGGTTAAAATTCGGCATTGCGCTTGAGTCCTGATCTTCCCTTCGCGCCAGTTCTGTTAATTGCTTACTTTCGCTTATTCCGACCGAAGGCAAGTCCGGGGCATAGATCAAATTTTGAAGCTCCAACTGTCCGGCATACGGAATCAACCCGCCGGTTTGTCCGCGTGAATTGATTGCTTCAACATCCAGAGAGCCGGTACGATACAGAATCAGCCTATCCATCAAGCGCGCAACGCTCTCGACGGAGGTATTGATAATCCAGTATTGCAAATTCTGGATACAGATTTTATCTATCAGCGGACTATTTCCGTACCAGGTGAATTGTCTTGGCAGTATCCGCATGATAGCCAGAGGAATAACATTGTCATCAAGAATATTTTCATCAATCCGAATGATCTTTTTACCGACAATTTCAATAGCGTACCAGCTTGTATCCGCTTCGTTGCCTTCCAGTGGTAAGCGTGTCCATAGACGAGTAATGTTGCTGTGACCGGTAGAAAAGTCCTTGCGTTCGGATGTGGGGCCGCCGTACCAATGCTCATCTGGAAGACCTTTTTTGCATGCCTCAAAAACTTCCTTCAAATTCTTTTGAATGTACGAATCGTTATCTATCAAAACCGACAAGTCAGCAATAGAAATATCTCCTATGAATCCCAAAAAGTCCGGTTCAACCATAAAGTTTGTTCGCGGGTCGATTATCACATTGAGCGGATGAATCGGGACGCTTACAATTGCCGGTTCGCCCTGTTTATATTGCTGTTCATACTCTCCCTCAAAATCACTTTTAACAGTCATCAGGCCGTTTGCATTATAATCTGTTGTCGCGTAAGAATAGGTTGCCGCCGTTCCGTATCTGACAATATGGTCGATAGTCCACAGAAGGCACCGTTCCCGGAAAGAAGTTTTTTCGAGGTTATCGTTTATCAGTTTTGTAACTATATGCTCTTGCTGAGAGTTCAACATTGAACCCTGTTTAGGAGAAAAGAGAGGATCGGTTTCGAGAAATTTCTTTATCAGAGCTTTAAATTCGACGTAAGCTTTTCGGATGGTCTGCGGGGTTATATCCGAAATGAAAGTAGACACCGCCGGCGCGTTGTTGTCGATGTACATGTCCATTTGCTTGCAGTTGTTGGCAAGGCCCTGGTATTGCGGGGACTGAAACCACTGATCTATGCGGCGCAATGCGATATTTGTAACCGCCTCCGGAAACATGCAAAAAAGGGCTTGACCACGGTCAACCCCTTCCTGTGTTTCGATCCTGCATTTGTTATATGCTTGCATTTTATAAACCTTTCCGGGCAATAAAAAAGGGGCATGACAGTGTGATGGCACCATCATGCCCCTAAAGAACCTTGTGCTTCTCCAGCCGCTAAGCCGGTTTAAAGCCCGGAAATGTTAAAGAACTATTAAAATTTCTTTCAGTTTTTGAGCCAAATCTTTTGTTTCATCTAAGGTTTTAATCGTGTTACGCAAATTAAAAATTTCCTCTGCTTGCGCTCTTAATTTTGTTCCCTTAAATTCAGAATCATGATTTGCTGACAAAAGCTCTTCTTGCATGCGCAGTTTTCCTAACCGGTACGTATCCAACGCAGACTTTTGTGCTTCAATTACTGCGTCGGCTTTCGCAATCACTGTTTTCAAAGTCTCTTCCAGCTTCTTCACCCGTTTTTCAAGTTTGAACCTTTCATTGAGAAGTGCTTGGTTCAGAGACACAGTAAGCGAACTATTTTCTTCCAGCATTTTCACATGTGCCTTGAGTTCGGTATTTGCATACTCAAGGGAAGTCACCTGGCCGACCAACACCCCTATTCCTGGTTGCTTTTCCAATTTTTCGATGTGCTTCTCGGCGGCGGCGATTTCTTCGTAAATCTCTTTTGCATGTTCTTTTGTGAATAAAACATTTACCGGAATTTCCGAAAATATCGGCATAGGAAACGTCTTTTTAAGTTTTTCAAACATTTGTTTCTCCTTATGATTCTTTCGTATAGATCCATCCGCGCTGTTCAAATATGAATTTTCCTCGAATGAATGTTCCCGAATTCCCCGTCAGGCCCTTGATGTAAAAACGCACATACGGTGACCAGAAAGGCGTAAACGGTAAAAAGATGGCGCTACTTGATGTACTGATTGTGGTATCTATTAACCCTGCGGGCCTGGATGTGGTTTCCGTTGTCCTGGTCAGTGGCCATGTATTTGCAGCGGTATACTTGACAGGATTATATCGCTTGCCCTCCGTTTGTGAATTGATCGTATCCAGAACTATACCAGATGTCCATATCGTATCAAGCAACCCGGCCAGCGTAATCACAGGCGCGCCCAACTGGTATCCTATTTCCGCAACAAGCGAATCCGACGCTCTGGCCGCATGTACTGTGTCGTCGTACACGAAAACCAACAACTTGTTTTCGGCATTGGTCAGGTTCATTGTCTTGGATAGCCGGAAAGTATCTTTCGCAAAATTAATCAGGTTGCAGGTGTCATAACCTTTCCAGTTGAGCGACGTTTGAGCCGATCCCAAGGAAACAAACAACGCTATTACAATTGCAATTTTAAGCAACTTTCTCATAGGCTTTCTTGCTTTCGGTTAATTTTTCGGACTCCGCCCGGACGTGCAAAACCTTTTCCCCCGCCCTGACGTTTGTTTTAATAATTTCGTCAATGTTCGTCTGCTTGTTTTTGTTGCCATGACGTATAAGGGCCATGTGGAGAGTTTCTTTGCCCGTCATCTTTTGAGCGGTTTCTATTCGTTCCCGCAACACCGAATCATTCTCGATGCGGCGGTGCAAGTCCATGGAGGCACGTTCCGACACTACCGCCCCGTTCGCCATCTGGAAACCATCCATCTGCTCACCATGGCGGCCATTCTGCCAGCCCCTATGTGATGATGTTACTGGTCGTCCGTATTGATTCAGGATCATGTTTGTTGTCCCTTTTTGCCCGAATTATGACGTTTTGTCTTAATATAATGCAGACTCGAAGAAAAGTCAATCACCTTTTTATTATATTTTGCGTTCCCACAGATTGAACCTGCGGATTGAAATACCCCTTAGCCGGACGTTTGTCCATAATTTGTTCTGCCAGCGACTTGGGAACTCCGGCTTGCGCAATCAGTTTGCGGTCTATCCATATCGGGCGACCGCTCGGAAACTGACTCAGAAAATAGCGCTTGGCATCCACAAAGTCCTTGTACTCTTCCGACTCCTTGTCCTTGCCTTCCTCCCAATAATGCCTTGCCTGGGCTCGTTGGCTATTGCGGCATGAATTGTCCTCGTACCAGTCCGGCGCGTTTGATCCTATCACGGGAATGGCCGGATTGTAGTTGAGTAATCCCTGTAGATTTTTGCGCTGAACCTCTATCCGCTCACTGTCCGGAACAATCCACCCGGCCACGCCCAGCTCCCCCATCCGAACGATAAACTCCGTATCATCTGCATGATAATGCGGGTCAAGCGTACGCGACATAATCACTGCACCCTCATGGCTCAGATCGTTTGCCAGTATTATGTTTGCCAGCTCTTCGTTTGTTTTTGTAAACTGCTTCGAGCTGCGAACCTCAGCGTAATACGCTTGCAAATCATCAAACTTGGGATACTCATTGTAGACAACGATCATGCCCGACGGCGTGACCGCGAACCACAGTATTGCAGGATAGTATTTGCGGTGCGGATCAATTGACATGTAACAGTTACATTGAGACAGATACTCATGACGGAAATCAATACCGTGTACCTGTTGATCCCACTGCGGATAGATCTTGCCGCTCTTGTGTGACGCTTTCCCCTCGCACCGCGCCGGGCGCTCGTCAATCGGAATGCCAGCCACATAGTCATCGATCTGCTCTTTTGTCCAGAGTCCGCGCCTGGTGTTGTTGTGATTGGCCTTGCCCGTATCGACGTCGTTATCCCATACGCTGCCGGATAGGATCTGAATGCGCTTGCCCTTATCTCTCAGATCATCTAGGACATCCAAAAACACGCCGCAGTTGATCGGGGTCATACCAAACACTACGACGCCCCCCTCTGCCATACGTGATGTGATTGAGCCGATAAGAGCGGGCTTGGGCGGCTCGTCGAAAAGTTGTAGCGACACCGTAGCGCCCTCCCACTCGGACGCCGCCTGCTCATACGTGAGCGCATCCCCCGACCAATCGCCGCACTTGTAAACGCTGTAGTGGTGCTTGCCCGCTTTATCGCGAGTGAACTTGCCCGTCGGCCACCAGATATCTATTGCTTGTTGTAATGCGCCGTTGTCTGCCAGGTTTGTTGGGGTCCCCCCGAGACGAAAACGCTTGGATGCGTACGGCCACTTTGTAAAGATGTTGTCGCCCGGCCACCAACCAAAATACTCGTTATCGTCTGGCCAGATTATTTGTCGTGCAATGTTGATGATCGTTGTTGTTTTGCCGATCCTATTTGCATCAATCGCTACTATGATCTGATAGCGCCCGCAGCCGACTGTGTAGATGATATCTTCCTGTAGTCCTGTAGGAATGTATTTCGGAGCGGCCGCTCGCTGCCGGAGCTCTGCAATCACATCTCTCATAGTAGCAGATACAATATTTTTCTTTACGTTTTGAGTAGGCAAATTTTTCCCCTTAAGCCCTTAAAGTTACATAATAATTATTATCTGCTATATTTTCTGATGTTGTAAATCTGTAGAACTATAACTCATTGATTTATCGTTGATTTTTTTGTTAGATTTTTGCATAAAGTAATTCTTTTTTATTTAATCTATTTAATTTACTTTTGTGATTGATCGAATTCCGAGACTTTTTGGTCGATTGCTTTTACAAAATCGGTGTACTTATCTTGGGGAACATAATCCGCAGCCACGCTGCATATTGCTACCGTGAGCGCCTTGATCTGCTCCTGTATATCGCCGAGATTAAGGATATTGAGCTGATCGCTATATTTTTTGGGGAGCAATTTACTTGCAATCCATTTGCGAGTATCTACTCGCAGCCGGGCGCGCTGGATCGTATCTTGATCTACAATCTCCACCTCTATGCCGTTTTTGATTATTGTGCGGTGATCATCTGTATTGTCATCGCAAATGTTAAGCAAATCCTCAACCAAAACCTCAGCCTGATCTCGCTTTGCACGTGCGTATTGCTCTGCAAAAACTGGCACGTCGATCAGCCATTTGTAAATCGTGGACATCGTCGGGAGCGATCTATCTTTACAAATAGTACGAAGAGATTTTCCTTCTGAAATTTTTAAACATAATTTTTTTGCTATTACTGGGGTATAGCGCATACTGCGAGATCCCATAATATTTTCTCCTTTTTTTTTGTTTTATTTTTTTAGGAAGGCGAAAGAGGGG